AATAGTACAATCTTACGTTCGTATGACTCGTATGTAAAGATAGATGACACGGTAGTAATTGGCGAATACGTATCCACCCTGACAGGAATAACAAACGAAATATGCAATCGTAAAGGGAACGATATTGTAGACGTATTACGCGCATTCAACAAGGCCTATGCAGAATGTGATGTACTGGTTGCGCACAACATAGAATTTGACGAAAAAATGGTGATGATAGAAACGGAGCGTAATCGCACGAGATTGATAGAAACCGCACCCGAATGTTTGAATATATTCAACAAGATCCACGAGGAATTGCGAGGAATAGTGCGTTATTGCACAATGCGTAAAGGGATATTATTGTGTAATATAATGGTAGAATCCAAGGTGCCGGGAAAACCACCAACCGCAAAATGGCCGAAGTTATCCGAGTTATACGCCACATTGTTTAATAATGAAACTGTCTCGGGAATGCACAACGCCATGGTAGATGTACAGGCTTGTTTGCGTTGTTATATGAAAATGCGTCACAATTCTGATCCGGGATTGTTATCCCAATAAAAATCTACAATGAAAAATAAATAATCTAACTAAGCCGAGCACATTTCACATACCTCATCTTCTTCCATCATATTGGTCTGTTTTTTTTCGGGCTCAATCGTAAATTGTTGCGCTTGATGTCTCGCACGTCGTCTCAAATAATACATACCCGTTTTCAGTCCTTTGCCCCAAGAATGGAAATGCATAGACGTCAAATTATTATAATTCGGGTCTTCCAACCACAAATTCAAACTCTGGCTTTGGCAAATAAATGCCCCACGATCCGCTGCCATATCAATGATGCTTCGCATAGGCAATTCCCATACGGTCTTGTATTTTTCCCTAATTTCCGCAGGAATGATATCAATATGCTGAACACTGCCGTTATTCGCAATAATCACGTTCTTCATCTTTTCGTTCCAAAGGTCCAATTTGATTAAATCGTTCATCAAATACTTGTTGGTCAAAATGAATTCGCCGGCAATGGTACGTCTATTATAAATATTACTGGTAATCGGTTCAATACATTCATTATATCCTAAAATCTGCGACGTGGACGCCGTGGGCATAGGTGCAACTAAAAGTGAATTGCGGATGCCGTACATTTGAATGTCCTCTTTCAATTCGTTCCAATCATACCGTTGTTCGGTTTCAGATGGATTAATGTTCCACATATCAAATTGTAGAATACCGTGACTTGCCGGAGACCCCTCAAACGTTTCATATGCCCCCTCTGTCTTTGCAATATGACAAGATTCGGTCAATGCTGCGTGGTAAATGGTTTCAAAAATACGTTTATTGATTAATCTGGCTTCATCACTTGTAAAATGTGTATTTAATAACATAAATACGTCGGCGAGACCCTGTACTCCGATCCCGATGGGTCTATGTCGCTTATTGCTTCGTCGTGTCTTATCTGTTGGATAAAAGTTCACATCAATAATACGGTTCAGGTTATAAGTAACTGTACGGGTAACCGCGTGCAATTGTTCGTAATCAAATACCTTGCCGTCGGATCCGTCTTTAATGAAAGCAGGAAGTGCAATACTTGCAAGATTGCAAACGGCGGTTTCGTCTTCGTCCGAGTATTCCGTAATTTCGCAACAGAGATTGGAGGACTTGATGGTGCCGAGATTTTTCTGGTTGCACTTTTGATTGACCGCGTCTTTGTATAGTAAATAGGGTGTGCCCGTCTCCATTTGTGCGTCCAAAACACGAAACCATAAATCTCTGGCTTTCACTGTTCTTCTACCTCTACCGCTCTTTTCATAGAAGGTATATAATTTGTTAAACTCGTCGCCGTATACATCAGAGAGACCGGGGCATTCGTCTGGACACATTAGGGTCCATTCTCCGTTTGCTTTCACACGTTCCATAAACAAGTCGGGTGTCCATAATGCATAGAATAAATCGCGAGCTTTCAAATCTTCCTCACCGTGATTTTTACGCATATCTAAGAATTTTTCAATGTCTGCGTGCCAGGGTTCAAGATAGATAGCAAAGCTTCCGTTGCGTTTACCGCCGCCATTATGGACGAGCCCATTTGTGAGCAGATAATCGTGTTGTTTTGTCATTTGTAGGTCATACAGAACCCCCGTGTAAGTGGTATTGTTAATCTGCTTAATGCGACTGAGCAAGAAATCGCCGTGTTTGAAAAATTTAAAAAACTGTGTATCGTTATCAAACTCCATACCAATCAATTCGCATATTTCACGAGTTCTAGGAATACGGAGGCAATATGAGATTTGTTTATTCTCAATTATGCCATTTGCAGTGCTGTGCTGTTCTCCGATACGGTCTCTGACATATCCGCTCGTAAGAATGCCCATTTTCATACAAATAAAGCGAACGGATTCAATTAAATTAAATGAGGTACTATCAAACACAAGTTCTTTCTGATTACAACCGTCTGTGTCAATCAATCCCTTCAAAATGTATTTACATTTCTCAATTGGCAGATTTAACCATTTGTGATGAACCCGTTTCTGTTTGTTCTCGTCATAACAATCCGCATATCTAAATGGCAATTGTATATTTCGGTTCCAGCGAATTCTGGTCGTATTATCTGTCACATCTACGTTAAATTCCACCAATCGGCTGTTGAAATAATTCTCCATAAAGTCTCGGATATGACGTTTATTCGTGGTATGCATAGAAACGTAACCAGATGTTTCGGTTTTATTAGATAAACATCCATCTCCCAAAATTACACCATACATATAACAGTCGTCGGCAGTAATGTTCGTATAATCCAGCTCGTACTTAGGAATCGGATATACTATCATATCATCCTCATCCAATTCTCCTGCGTCGGTCCATTCAAACTGGGCAAGATTTTTGTCCAGCCGGTTCTTAATGACGTTATAATTAACGCCTTTTTGTTGTCCTCGTAGAGCATACACTGGATGCTGTTCTGTGATACATAGCGGATTGATTGAATGCGCTGTATGAATTTCCAAAAAATCGCCATCGTATGAGTGTTCCAACACATTCGTGATGACCTCGGTCTCACCGTTCATATTAAAAATAGCCGTCTCGCCAGCAATGCAATCTTGAATACGTTTCGGACCGTGATTGGTGTATATAATGGTATCTGGATGTACACATTGGTCAACGTATTTTGCAGTGTTATTGAAAACACGTAACATAGGTACAATGCCATTGGATTCGCCGTTCGTACCTCTAATATGACTACCTGATGCGCGAACATTATGGATATGCAGACCAATTCCACCTGCCCATTTAGAAATGAGTGCGCAATCTTTGAGAGTATTATAGATGCCATCAATACTATCGCTTTCCATCGCCAGTAAATAGCAGGAAGACAGTTGAGGGTGTGGTGTGCCGGCATTAAAAAGAGTGGGTGTAGCGTGTGTAAAATACTTTTGCGACATCAGTTCGTATGTCTCACGTACGCGATGAAAATTGTTGCCGTGAATGCCGATGGCGACGCGGAGCCACAAGTGTTGAATGCGCTCAACAATTTTTTTATCAATTCTCATTAGATATGCACGCTCCAACGTTTTAAATCCAAAATAATCAATGAGATATTCGCGATTATAATTAATGAGACTGTCTAGTTTATTAGTTGGAAATAATGTAGTAACACCGTCGGCGGGTTCGTCGTATTCTAAAATAACATTATATAGGTCTTCTGATATGATTGGGGAATGTTTGCCGTGCTTGTCTTTATAAAAGTAGAGTTGTTTCATAGTGTCAGTGAATGAGGAGGAAGTATTTTTTAAATGATTAGATATGACAATCCGTCCAGCGAGAACATTGTAATCTGGGTGAATAGAGGACATGGACGCACATTGTTCGGCGGATAGTTCATCAATTTGTGTGGTAGAAATATTATTATATAACTGGTCAATTACTTTCATAACCAAGGACGTATAATTAATTTTGATATTGGCTTCATTTCCGATGTTTTTAATTCGGTTTAAAATTTTATCAAATGAAACGACTTCTGGTTTGCCTGAGCGTTTGATTACAAACATTTCGTCATCAGCATTTCCGATTGGCTTGGAAGTTACGGGAGGTGTAGACATTGATCTTATATACTAATAAAAATAAATGTCTATATTGTTTTCGTGCAACTAAAATTCTAATTTAACTAGACATATTTTTTTGTTATCTGGCATGTTTTGTATGGTGTGTGTGCCAGATGTTTGATCAGTCTGAATAATAATTTTGGGAATACGTTTTTTTGCGGCGCGATGTTCATAGCCGTTAGTTCGTTCAAATAAAATGATGTTCCATACTTCGCGGATTTTGCTAACTGCGGTAGCAAACCATTTGCGGTTTCGTTCAATTAGAACACAAGAGAATTCATTGAGATACCAGTAAATGGTAGTGAATAAAACGAGACCATTCTCCCGTGCAGATTGTTTTGTTGCCTCAGTCCATTCAAGTATCTGTGCCTTATCATTCGGAATATTCAATGGCATG